GCCGTTACCTCGCCGCTCACCGACACCGCCCCGGCGGACATACCGCTCAACCCGCTGCCGCCCACGCCGCCGCAGCTGACGCTGCACCCGTCGATGGAGGACCCATAGGCCCCCTGCGCCGTCACCTGCCACCTCAGCCGGGTCATCCCCTTAACAAATACGCCCCACTGCTCCAGCACGGCATTGTCGTTCACCGGCGTCACCGTCAGCGCCGCCGTGGGCCGCACCGTATCCGGCACATAGACCCTGCACTCCGTGACGCTGCTTCCCATGGTGGTGTCGCCGTCATAGGTGGTCACCGTCAGACGCATGGTCCCCGCCACAGATTGAGGCAGCTGCCGGGCCAGCTCCAGCGGCGGAGTCCACGTCAGCTCCCGCTGCGCCGTCTCCTGCACCACCGTGCCGCTGGCGCCGCCCAGCGCATACGTCACCCGGTGGGTGTACCGCTCCTCCTCTGCACGAATGGACAGCACACACGCCTGCCCCAGCGTCAGTTCCGCCGCCCGCAGCACCGAGGGCCGCAGGATACGGGGCAGCGCTACCGCCGCCGACACCGACAGGCTGGCCGGGGTCCAGCTGGATTCCACATCCGACACCAACTGACCGCCCAGCTGCACCGAGCCGTTTCCGTCCGCCCCATGGCGCACCGTCACCGTCCGCTCTCCCAGCAGATACCATCCCGGCGACGTGTACTGATACGTCTGATAGACCTTCTGCCCCTGCAAAACGTAATACGCCGAATCCTTTTCCAGGTTATATGACCCCGTGGTGTTGGCGTACAGATACAGCCTCAGCCTCAGACTGGACGAGTTGGCCGCCCGGTCCTGCGTCACCGTATAGTCCAGCCTCAGCTTCCAGCCGTTGCCGGAGGCCCCTCCGTAAATACTGGCCATTTCCTTAACCTCCCATCCACCGGATCACCAGTCCGTTCTCCGACGAGATCTCCCACTCCCCGATGCTCATACCCTCCAGCACCGTGATGTTGGTGATATACAGCCGGTTGTTGGACACATACGCCACCTCGCTGGCATCCTGCCAGAAGGACAGCTTGCTGGCAGTGAAGGTGGCCCGGAAGTCGTTCTGCTCCACCACCGTCTCTCCGTCCACCTCCCGGCAGGTGAGGTTCTGCCCCACCGCCACGCCATACTGCGGCACCGCCCCGTCGTAGCACACGATGCCCGTCCGGATGTATCCTTCTGTCTCCACCCGGTACTGCTCAAAGGCGGCGGACACCGTCTCCGTGCTGGCCTGCAGGTCGGCAAAAAAGCTGTAATACTGGGTCAGCGCCTCCGGATTCGCCTCCAGATACGCATTGAGCCGCTCCACATAGGTGCCGAACTCCGACGCCGCCACATACTCCCCCGTCAGCTTGGCCGAAAGCTGATCCATACGCCGCTGCACCGTATCCGCCGTCTTGACGATCATACTCTTCAGGGTCTGATACTGCTGCTCCCGCTCTGCCGCCGGGGCCGCAGTGCCGCCGGAGGGTGCGGCAGTCCCGCCGCTCTCCAGCTGTCCCAGCGCCACATTCAGCTGCTGGGCCATCTGAAACAGGTACGAATACTGCCGCACCAGCTGCTCCTGCACCGTCCCCTGAGGGCTGGGCGGCATCATCAGTGTGCTCACGGGCCGTCACTTCCCTTCTCATACACCGCCGTCAGGCTGTATACCCGGCAGCCGCCCGCACCATAGAGCCGCAGCCGCAGTCTCCGGCACCTTCGGGGCCGCACATGGAGCACGCAGTCCCGCAGCCACCCGCTGCCGGTGACGCCGCCCTGCTCCTGCCACGTCTGCCCTTCGTCATAGCTCACTGCCGCTCGGACGGTACTACCCTCCTCTGGCCGCAGCCGCAGAGATAATCGCACCAGATACTTTCCCTCGCTGGAGTCCAGTCCCAGTTCGCCGGTCTCCGCCCGCCATACAACAGGCTCTTCCTGCACTGTGCCGCCGCCCTTTAAGGCGAGAATGTCCCCCGCCCCGGTCATGGCGTACAGCACGCCGCCGTTGACGGCGAAGCCCACCGCCCGCAGGTCGTCCTCCCGGTGCCACAGCCCCTGCCGCACATCATATACCAGCAGCTGCGGCTGATTCTCGGTGTCCAGCACCGAGAGATAGTACTTCCCGTCTGCGCCTCCGGCCACGGCGCCGTGATACTCATCCTCCCCCAGCGCTTGGGATACTCGTTGTGGCATACTGCCGTCAAAGGCGTATACGCCGCCGCAGCCGTGGTAGTACAGCACGCCCTCCACCGTCTGAAGACTCCGTCCGCTGCCCTTCCTGACGCCGGGACACCGCACCGTCACGATCTGGTGCGCTCCCGCCGCACTGGGATACACCCGCTCGACGCAGTCCTCCTTGAAAAACAGGGGACTGCCCAGATAGTCCGCCGCCCCGGTGAAGGGGCCGTCGGAGCCACGGGTGGCGACATAGCTGTCGGTGCTGCGCCCGGCGTAGCAGTTCCAGTTCTTGAAATCCCCCAGCTTACTGGCATAGATCTCATTGACGGCCTTTCCGTCCACCACACCGTACTTGCACCCCCACAGCCGGTTGCCGCTCTCGATAACGAAGTCCATCTCCGGCACGCTGCGCCGCACCGTCATCTCCTCCGTCTGGGTCACCTGACTGGCGATCATCCCCGGCACCACCAGAGAGCCGTCCTCCGCCGCCTCCAGCACATGGCTGCCGTTGATGCTCTCCTCACGGCATCCCTCGATGACCACGCCGTCCCCGGCGGTGAAGCCCACGCCGATGCCGCCTGCCGCTATTTTTACATAGGTATCCTCCCGGATGCTCCAGCCGCTCTCGCCGTATTGCCGCAGCACCGGTATCTCCCCGGTGGTGTCCAGCCACAGGCATCCTCCCGCCGGGTCCGCCGGCGGCTCCTCCGAGACCAGATAGTCCCCCAGCGCCGCCCCCTTGGCCCCGCAGAGAGACAGTGTCACCTGTCCCTGTGTCTGCACCCGGTTCTCCAGACTGCCGTGCTGGCTGAGGTCGCCGGTGTTGATGTACTTCTTGTCCGGCCACACGATGAGCCAGTTGCCCATGCCAATGAGCTGCTTACTTCCCTCCGTCAGCACCAACTCCGTGGCCACGCCGCCGATATACAGGGTGTGCCCGTCCACCCAGATCAAAGCATCCTTGGCGGCTATGCCGCCGGGGGACTCCACCTGCCCTGCAAGACCACGCCGGGGCCGCACCGTCAGGGTGGGATAGCCGTCGGAGGTGAGATTCTCCATCTCCCGGAAGGAGCCCAACTCTCCTCTTGCCCGCCGATCCAGCCCTAAAAAGCTGCTGATCGTTACCGTGCTCTGCACCGGCACGCTCATTTTCTGAAAAAACATCCCATCCCCCTCACATCAGCCGCAGCGCCTTCACCCCCTGCCGGGGCATATGACTGCGGCACCAGAAGTCCCGGTATGTCAGCAGGGCGTTGTTCCAAGCGGCACAGGCATTGTTGTACCGCTCCATCTCCCCGTTGGCGTAGTGGATCTGCGCCTCCACATAGTGGCGGTACAGCTCGTCATAGGGCGGCTGCACCAGCAGCACCGTGTCCTCCCCGGTGTCCTCCGGCGGCACCTCTGTCTCCTCTCCGCCTGCGTGTGGCTGATGCACCTCCCGCACCACGAAGCCCTCCGCCTGCAGAAGCCACCGCCGCTTCTCCGCCGTGGTGTACTGGTTGGGGAGCATGGCGTCCACCTGCTCCAGCACCTGCTTGACCGTCGCCATTCTCTCTCCCCCTTCCGTTCAGTTGGCCATGCGGTCTACATAGCTGCGGGCATCGTCCTCCATCATCCGGGCGTTCTCCAGCACCTGCGCCACAAACTCCGGCACCTGTACCTCCACGCCCTTCATGATCTTGAAGTTCCGTCCATTCACCGATACCAGCACGAAATTCTCCTCGTTCTTCCGTCCTTTGGGGATGAGTACCGTTTTCATCTTCTCCTGCATCTGCCTGCTCCTTTCCGTCCGCCGGGTGCGGGCGATACCGCCCGCACCCTCTGTTTTCCGCTTCTCTTTAGTTGGCCTTGTCCTGCCCGGAGTAGGAGGAGCCGCACTCCACTCGCACGATGTACTCGTCGTACAGGATCGCAGCGGCGTGAACGCCCTTCCAGCCCACGCTGGAGCGCTGATCCAGCGGGTCGGCAGTGCCGGAGGAGCCACGGGGCTTCACGATGACCTCCGTGCCATCGTTGAGATCCACCACGCCGTAAGCGCCCTTGCCTACGAACAGGCAGCCGTATACGGCACAGCCCTCGGCGCCGCCCTCGCCGGGATAGATGACGGCGTTGTCGGCGGCGGTCACGGCGCTGTCCAGCGTCATGCTGCTGCCGGTGTTGCTGACCACACGGCGGCGCTCACCGCCCAGCAGCACATACCGGCCCGCCAGAGCGCCCGCCGCCACGGTGCCGCCGTCAAAGGCCACCACGGCGTTATTCTCCACCTTACCGTTGACCAGCAAGGTGCGGCCGTTCTGAGCCAGATCGCCACCCCGGAAGATTTTTGCCTCCGTGGTCTCCACAAAACGCACTCCGTGCAGCTCACCGATCTCGCCGGAGAACAGCTCCGTGGCGGCGGCATACTGATGTGCGGCGATCCACGCCTCGTCCTGCCGCAGATCGAAGGCCACGCTGGGGTGCAGGATGCACACATACTTGCCGTCGAAGGTGGGGGCGTTCATCTTCTTCAGCTGGGTAGCGGCCTTGGCCACCATCTCGCTGGTCAGGCGGCACGCCGCCGTCAGAGCGCCACGGGCAGTGACCTCCGTCTTGCTGCCGTCTGCGCCGATGGCCGGAGCATACAGCACCTGCTTACCCTGCTGGATCTCATTGCGGGTCACGGTATCCAGCGTCAGCCCCATGTTGGCCCCATGGCGGTCGGTGATCTCCAGCACCACATCGTCGATGGCTGTCAGATCCAGCATATCCGACACCGTGGTGTAGTCGCCGTACTGGGCCAGCTCCTTGGTGATGTAGCTGACGGAGATGCCGCTGCCGTCCGGGGTCACGCCCTCCGTCAGCGGGGTCAGCGCCTTGTCGAAGGAGCCGAACTTGCGCCATTCCACCGTCTTGCCGCCGCCGGTAGGCAGGGGCTTGGTGGCGGCGAACTGGTTGTGTACCAGCTGGGGCTTGGCGTTATCCAGCAGCTCCATGCCGTAATAGGTTTTCATCTCGGCGGACAGTCCGCCGGTGGTCTGGGTGTTCTCCTGTGCAAACACCTGCAGATCGAACAGTTTCTCCATATTCCTCTTTCCTTTCTCCGCTTCGTTGTGTTCTTCCTGCGGCTCCATCCGTGGCCGCTCCCATCAGAAGGAGATTTTCTCCCCCTCCATGACCCGCCTGCGGATATCCGCCAGCTCACGGGAGGTCAGTCCTCTGGGATCGCTGCCCGTCACGCCTACACACCGCCCGCCGTTCTCTGCCGGACGTCTGCCCACGCTGGCGATAGAACGTGCCGCCTGCCGGGTGGCCCGCTTGGCGGAGTAGGCCATGGCCCGCCGCAGGATGTCCTCCCGATGCACCACCTCATAGGCCGCCATCGGCTCCACTCCGGCGCACACCAGCCGTCCGAAGGCCGGGTTCTCCATCTCCCGCTGCCACCGGAACTCCGGATAGACCTGCCGCACCTGCTCCTCCTGTGCCGCCATGGACTCTATCGCCTGACGGGCCTTCTCCTGCCGCTGCTCCCGTTCCTGCCGGAGCCGTGCATTCTCCTGCCGCAGGCCCCGCAGCCGTCCATCCAGGATCTTCTGCACTCTGGCGTCGAAGTCCGCCTTGTACCTGCCCCGGATCAGCGCCGCAAAATCCTCCTGCTCCCCGGCGTCGGGAGCCGTATCGCCCGTCCGGGCCGCCTCATCGGCCGCCCCCTCCTCTGCAAACCACTGCATCCACTGTACCTCTCTCACGGAGATACCTCCTTTCCGTGGTAGGTCACGACCCTATCTGCAATTCCCCTCCACCTCTACGCATTGGGGATACTGCGCCGCCAGCTGCGCCAGTCCGCACCGCACCAGCTCCAGTTCCTCCCGGCACGGCCCCTTGGCCGCCGCCGTCACATACCCCGGTCGGATCACTACCTCCCGTAGGTTCTCCTCCTGCCGCAGGCTGCCGATCAGGGCAAATACCAGCGCCGATGCCGCCGCACACACGATGTCCTGCCCCTTGGGGGCATATCCGGCATGACCCGTCACCGTCACCCGGTCCCGTCCGAATACCGCCCGGATCATCGGGGCCTCACCGCCTCATGGGTCTGCTGACGCATCCGCTCCATGGCCGTTTGCTTCACCGCCGTCCCACCGCC